GACCTACATCGAGACTCAGCTTCTCGTGTACGTCACGGCGACGCTTGATTCCGCTGTGCTTTCAAACTCGGCCGGAAACGTCATGGCCACTCTCATGGGCCTCGCGTTCGACCGCACGCTGATCCTGTACTCCGCTCAGGCGAATACGAACGGTCCGGACGGGGCGTGGATGGGCTACATGCTTTCGACGACTCCGGGAACGGGTAACTGGGCGATGAAAACCCTGGCCGGAGTTACTCCGGACAATCTCAACCCAACTCAGATCGCAAATATCCTCGCGAACAACGGGAATATTTACGTCACGATCGGCGGGAACGGAACCACGCTGTACGGAATCACGCCGGCCGGAGAGTATTTCGACGTTACGATTTTCCTCGACTGGCTCGCCTCTACGATTCAGACGAATATCATTGCGATTGAAACCGACCCGCTCAACCTCAAAATCCCTTACACGAATCAAGGGATCGCGATGTTGGAAAGCGGAATCGCTTCGGCCATGAAGCAAGGTCAGAATCAAAACGGACTCGCTCCCGGCTGGGACGTGTTCGCTCCAGACGTGTCGCAAGTCACTTCGGCCGATAAATCGAACCGTGTGTTGAATGGAATCGGAGCGAATGGCGAGCTTGCCGGCGCGATCAACAAAATCAACGTGCAAGTCTACGTCACGAGCTAACCAAAGAATTTAGGAGGAATTTACGATGCCTAGTGGAATTACCCGAAAATATGCGCCGGATGACGTAACAGTCACGATCGGAACCCAGACCGGAAGCGGCTTCTTAGAAGGAACTTTCGTCGAGTGCGAACGCGATAACGATACCGGCGAAATCAGCACTGGATCCGACGGAGAAGCGACGCTCGTGATCAGCCCCGTTCAAAAGGGCAAAATCAAGCTGACCTTCCAGCAAGCGAGCCCGCTGAACGACTACTTGAACACTCTGTTTCAAGCCCTTCAGCAAAAAAACCTCTCCGTCGCCGTTGTGCCTTTTCGGCTCAGCGACAAAAACGGAACGACCGTCGTGCAAGCGAGCCAGGTCGTCGTCAATAAGCCGGTGAAAGTCGGCTTCGGCGACAAACCTGAGGGCCGTGAATGGACTCTGATCACCGGATACCTCGACATCGAAGCCGGCGGCGAGTTCAACGTGAGCACTGGCGCTCTTTAAGTTCTAAAACCTGAGATGAGGAGACTAATCTCAAATGAGTGAAATGCACAAAGAAGTCACAGTTGATGGGTTCAGATATCTGGTCTCCCACGCGCAAGTTGAACTCGCGTGGGAGATCGGTGTTGATCTCATGAAAATGATTGGTGGTTCGGCAGCTTCGATGGCTGGGGCGTCTGGTTCAGATGCAAGCCTGTCCTCGGCGCTCACTGCGGCCACGACTCTTTTTCTGTCCAAGCTCGATCCGAAAGAATCGATGAAACTCATGAAACGGATTCTATCCACGATTGAGGTTCAGGGGACGACTGACGGTGAGAACAAGAAAATCCTCCTGAACGAAGTCGGCATCAAAACCCACTTTCACGGCCGGATTGGATCGATGATGCGAGTCGTGGGCGAGGCGGTTGCCTTCACGCACGAGGATTTTTTCGATGCTATTGGGGACGGGATAGCGACGATGATGCAGAAAGCGACGGAGAAAGCGGCGGCGTAACTGTCCCGGTTCCGGACGGCATGTGCTGGCCGGTCATGAGATTGGTGAATGAGGGCCACGACTACGGATTGATTCTGAAGGGGTGGACCCTCCCGATGGTTCTAAGGGCGAATAAGGCTCTGGACGTTCAAGAGAAGGCCAATACGTTGTCAGCCAGAAAGGCTAGGTCTCAAAGTGGGTCTGGGTCAGGTTCTTAGAGAGTTTGGAGTCAAGGTCTCGCTGTCATTTGACGGCAAGGCAGTGGACCAAGCTGAGAGCCGAATCAAGAAATTCTCTTCCGAGATGAAAAGTTTCGCGCTCGAAGTCGCGGGCGTGAGCGCTGGACTTTTCGCTACTGGGAAAAGCTTTTCTCACTTTAGTCGCGAGGTAGTGGACCAAGCGGACGGACTCGGAATCACGACTGACGCCCTTCAGGAGTACGAATACGCGGCCGGCGTCGCGGCCGACGCGACTCGCGAAGACGTCGTTGGTGCGTTTAAGAACTTAGGCGACACGCTCGACAAGGCTCGCGCGGGCGTGCCCGAGGCGTCGCAAGCGCTCTACAATATGGCTGCGGCGGGCGGAAAAACGAAAGAGATGCTCGCCGCCATTCAGAATCCGATGACGAAAGTCAGCGACGTGGCGTTGCTCCTTTCGAGCGGAATTCAAAAGATGTCGGAGAAAAACCCGCTCGCCGCTCGTCGTATGACGGAGCTCGCGTACGGGAGCGACAAGCTTTATAACCTCTGGCGAAAAGGTCCTGACGCCATCAAGGCTCTGAACTCCGAGGCGGATAAGAACTCAGTACTCAATGAAAAGATGCTTCGCGAAGGCAAGCTCATGGATCAGCAAATCACCAAGCTGTGGTTTGTCTTCCGTAAGTTTGGTCTTGAAATCGGCGCTAAAATCATGCCTCACGTGATGAAACTCGTGGGGCAATTCGAGAAATGGTTTAAGGCAAATCAAAAACTTATCGCGTCCGGAATCACCGGGTTCTTAGACACGCTCGCGAATGTTCTCGAGGGCGTGTTCGATGCCGGCGTTGGAATCATCAAGTTTCTCGAGCCAATGATCGCGGCTCTTGGCGGCGCTTCACAAGTGGTGAAGGACTTAGTCTACGCTTTCGTTGCGTTCAAGACGATCAGCATCGCCTCTTCTTTTCTTTCGATGGGGTTCGCGATTGCGAAGTTCGCGGCGACACTCCTCGGAATTGGTCCGACGTTCTCCACTATTGCGAGTTCAATCGGCGGACTCGCAGGGACGATTGGAAGTTTCCTTGGCGGACTGACCGCTGTAGTCGCGGCCGGATGGGCAGGGTACGAGCTTGCGACGAAGCTGAACGACTACATCGATAGTAAAACCGGCGGTCAGGGTATCGGCGGGAAACTCTACGATCTGATTCATCCCGATGAACAAAAAGAAATCCTGAATCAAGCGGGTCCGAAATCAAAAGTTGCAAGCGCCCCGCGCGTGGCTCCTTTCAGCCAGGTCGGCCCGACCGCTGCGTACGCTGGCGGAGGCACTAGTCAAGGTCCGGTCGTGAACCAAACTCACAACGTCGTGAATAACTTGACCGTATCCACTCCAGAGAAAGCGACCGTTTCTGACACAGCGACTGCCGCTAAGAAGGCTCAAACCGACGCGAATGAAATGGCGATGAGAAAAGCCAAGGCCGACGCGGCCCGGACGAGGGTGTACTAATGGCGGTCATCAACTCACTCGCAAGCGGAGTAGGCCAGATTCTAGGAAGGACGGTGCTCCTTCAAACGAACACGGCGAACGGCGTGCCCGTTCCGCTGGCGGTCCTCGACGTCGTCAAAGACGAGTCGGTGGACTACGACGCCGAAGTGACCGAGTTCCCGGTCGAGGCTGGGCCAGAGGTCACCGACCACATTCAGCTTCTCAATCCTACGATTCGGCTCAAGGGAACTATTTCGGCTACGCCGCTTGACCTATCGGTCGCGCTCGCGAACATCGCGGCCGGCGCGCTCGCCGCCTATTCCAGTTCTCAGGCGCGCTCGAACTTGCTCAACAGCGGCCTTTCGCAAGCGACCGGAATCGTGGGCTCTGCCCTTCAGGGGAATGCGAGTAGCATCGGCTCGTCGGCCATCACTGGCGCAGTCGACGCCGTCTCGCGGACCATCCTTCTAAACGCTTACCAGTCAAAGACTCCGTTCACGCTCATCACCAAACGCATGACCTATCCGAACGTCGTGATCAAAAAGCTCAGGTTCCCCCGAAACGAGGAGACCGGATATGCTCTCGATTTTGAAATGGATATCAAGCAAATCACTATTACTAGTACGCTTAGTGTTCAGAAAACACAGACGAGTGAAGACGTCATCAACTCGGCGTCGAGCTCCACGAACCTCGGAAGCCAAACGACGGCGCAAGCGAGCTCGCAAATCCAAAGCGGTGTCCAAAACTCGTCGTTAGGAAGTGCCCCGGGAATGGCCGCTAAATTCCCGAGTTTGGTGGCATGAGATGGCACTTCTTGAGGTCCCAACAGATAACAGTCTACCGATTTACGAGCAGAATGTTCAGCTCGACGGAACTCAGTACATAATCGCGCTTTATTTCAACCCAAGGATTAATAACGGCCAGGGGAAGTGGTGCCTCACGCTTGCCGATCAGAACCGGAACATGCTCGTAGGGCCGGTTCCCATCGTCGTTAATTGGCCTCTCTTCGACCGGTTTGTTGACCTTGTCGATTTGCCCGGGACTCTTTTCGCGTTCGACACGAGCGGAAATAACGCCGATCCAGGGCAATTCGATTTAGGCGCGAACGTAAGACTCTACTACCTTGAGGCGGGGACCGTCTTATGATGGCGGGGAGTAACTTTGGCCGTATCGTAAAGGTCAGGGTCTACGCCACGAGCTTGAGTGACGTTGGTCTGGGCGCTTCAAAAATAGACTACTCGAATTCATACACCGAGTTCTCGTCGGTTCAAAAAGACGGGTCGCAGGGCTTCAGGATCAAGGGCAACATCGTGCAGGTCATGCCGACGGTTGCTTTCAATACGAATCAAATACATCTGACGCTCTACAATCTCGGTAAGAATTCGAGATCTATTCTTCAGTCTCAAATCGGGACAAAGATCGAAATCTTTGCTGGGTACAATAACGTCGCGGTCCGGATTGGCGCTGGGAACATCCTATGGTGCGTGACTCATAAGAGCGGTCCTGATTACATCACCGAAATCATCGCGGGCGACGCACAATCTGCGCTCGTGAACGGGACCATCAACAAAAGCTTTAAGGGCGCTGTCACTTATCAGCAAATAATAAACGCGTGCATCGCAGCGATGGCCGAAGACGGAATCACGGCCGGGAATATTCAAGACGTTCCGAGCGGGGGCTTTAACCAAGGCCACGTCCTGAGTCGCAGCCCAATGGTCGAACTGTTCGAGGTCTGTCAGTCGATTGGCTTAAGCGCCACGATAGTCGACGGAAAAGTGAACGTCCTTAAGGTCGGAAACGGAACGCCGGCCCCGCCAATAACCATTTCGGTAGACACTGGTCTTATCGGGATTCCGGAAGTTCAGCCTCCGGGCGTGATTGGTTTTCAAGACGCCGCGTCCCCCGTTACCGCGAGCCCGCAAAACAACGTTTCGTTCACTCATCTGCTCAGGTGCGACCTGACTCTTTGGCAGCAAGTGAATATCGTCAGCAAGTTTATAAACGGGATCTACGTGATTCAAAGCGTGACCCAGGATTTTGATTCCTGGGAAGGAAACTTCTTTTCCAAGTGCGAGGCGTCCAGGCCTCCGGCGGCTGCATGAGCTTAGGGAATTTAAAACCCACACTCTACGACACGATTCAGTCAGTGGTTCAAACGCTGATGTTAGACTTGAATTTTTGCTTGCCCGCGAAAATCGTCGCCTACGATAAGGCCACGCAGTACGCGGACGTCCAGATTCAACTCTACCAAAAATTCAGCGATGGCTCGCTCGTGCTCCCGCCAGTGATTCCGAACGTTCCCGTGAAGCACCCGCGCGCGCAGGGTGGGGCCGCCTTCATGCATATGCCGCTGACGGCGGGCGACGACGTGACCTTGGTCTTTTCTCAGCGGTCCTTGGACAACTGGAAGACGCAGGGCGGCGAAAGCGATCCAAACAGCACTCGGAAGAGTCATATCACTGACGCTTACGCCTTGATCGGCGGCTCAGCTATACCGGACGCCTTCTCTCCGGCCACCGACGATGCGATTGAAATCGTGAACGGAACGGCTGCGATCAACATATACCCGAGCGGGAAATTTAAGATTACAAATGGGACCGACGACTTGATATCCTTGGTCCAACAGGGTTTCCAAACGCTTTCCGAAGACACGGTAAACACCATGCTTGGGCCTCAGCCCTTGAATGATTTTGAAACGTATTCTCAGATCGCGACCAAAATAATGAACCTCCAGGAATCTTGAGATGGCACTGAACCCAACACCGCCAGGAAAAGCGATTGCAGATTTGTTTTTCAACTCTGCTCCCACTCCGGGAACTCCGGTCACGGTTTCCCAGTTAGAGGCGCTCTGGGAGAGCGCCATAGCCATTCTTTACGCCGACATCGTGGCGAACATGGACGTACTCCCGGCCGGACACGCCGGACCGGGGCTTCAGACTCCTATCGGAATTCCAGGCGAGGTGTTCACGGGGGCCGGCGCAGGCGGAACGACTCAAACGAATGCCGCTGAAACTATTATCGGGATGGGAAGCGTTCAATGAGCGATCTCGGAATGAACCTCGTGACAAACGATTTAGATATCCGAAACGGAGACCTTTATCTCGTCACCGGCACCGACGCCATCGCTCAGAACCTTCAACAGACGCTCCAGCTCTGGCTCGGCGAGTGGTTCCTAGACACGACCAAGGGCATTCCGTTTAAACAGCAAATCCTGATCAAGAATCCAAACTTAGACGTCGTACAGGCGGACATTGTAAACGCGGCCGTCGCGGTTCCGGGCGTAACTCAGGTCATGAACGTGACCTTCAACTACTCAAATCAAAGCCGGACCTTTTCGATTTCAGTGGATGCTCAGACCAGTACGGGGGAGATTATAACCGTGCCAGCTCAAATTACTTTACCAACTAACTCTACGATCCAAGGGACGCCATCATGAGCGCTGGCACTGGGTATGGCGTAACGGTCCAAGGCTTCGTTCTTCCGCTGCTCACCGATCTTCTTACCGATCTAAATAATGCGGTTCAGGCTCAATTCGGGGCCGACGCGAACGTAGCCCCTCAAGCTTTTTTTGGTCAGCTCAATGGCATCATTGCAGAGCGCCTGTCGCTCGTGTGGCAAGCCATGCAGGATACCTATTTCTCTGCCGTCCCTGACGAGGCTTCCGGCGCGTCTCTGGACAACGTGGGCGCGCTCCGGGGGATTCCAAGACTTCAGGCGTCTGCATCCGTTCAGCAAAATGAAAAGCTTTTTGGTGTCAGTGGCACCCTGATCCCTGCCGGGACTCAGTTCTCGGTTCAGAACGCGCCAGCGAGCGTGTTCGCGACTGCGGCCGATGCGACGCTTGGACCTGGGGCGAACTGCATTCAGACGCTCACATTTTCCGGAACGCCGGTCAGTGGTGTTTGGACGGTTGCGAACGCTGAGCAATCCACCGGAAATCTCGCGTACAACATCACGGCGTCTGTTCTTCAATCTGCGATTCAGACTCTTCCTTTTTGCTCTGGGTGCACCGTCACCGGAAGCTATACCGCAGGATTTACTGTCAATTTCAATGGTGCCGGAACCGGCGGCCTCATGGTTCAGCCTCAGTTCACATCAACATCGACGATGGTCACTTCGGGAAGTACGCCGGTCACCGTCGCCACCGAAATCACACAAGCCGGTGTCGATCAGCTTTCCGTCACGCTCACGGCTACCGACACCGGTCCGATCATCGCGAACGCAGGAACGCTTACCAACATCCTGACTCCCGTATCCGGCCTCACGAACGCGCTCAACATCACCGACGCCACTGTGGGCTCGAATGTCGAAACGGATACCGCCTACCGCGCGCGTATGGCGGAAGAGCTTCAAATCGCTGGCGCAGGCACCGTGGAAGCGATTCGGGCGAAATTGCTAGCAACTACCGGCGTTGAATCCGCGCTCGTTTACGAAAATGTGGACGACGTTCCAGACGGAGACGGAAGACCTCCGCATTGCTTCGAGTGCGTCGTCAACGGCGGGACCGACGCGGCGGTTGCGGAAGCCATTTGGCTTGCGAAGCCGGCCGGGATCGAAACTTACGGGTCGAGCAATTATACGATCACCGATTCGCAGGGGCAGACTCACGTCATTTACTTCTCACGGCCGACACTCGTTGACGTCTACATCACGGCCAACCTGCTCGTGAACTTGAATTT